TCGTTATGAATATCAACACGATCTTTAAATACAATTAATTCTTTTATTTTTTTATATTTTGAATAAATTGTAAAAAATTTATTTTCTAAATATATTAGGACCATTGTATTATAATACAACCAGAAATGTTCATTCTTGCTATTAGTTATTGACTTAAAAAAATCTAGATTAAAAGTATTAGTTGGTATTTGTTTTAGTTGGTAATAAAAATCTTCCTTATTAATATTTGAAGTATCAATATTATGATTTTTTTCTGCATAATTATTCACTAAAGCATCTAATTTTGATTTATATTTTTCATCGAACATTATTTTCCAATCAACTTTATCAAAATCTATTATTTTTTTATTTAAGTAACAAAAGTTATATAACTTATGCGGATCATCAAATTTTTTTAATAAAACAATTTCATCAATTCCTTTACCAAATTGTTTTACTAATTCTAAATATTTTAATTTATATTTAAGATATTTTTCCTTATACATTTTAATTTAATATGATATTAAATTAAATTAAATTAAATTTAATTTAATAAGCTAAGGCAAAAATTAATAAGCAAATTTATAATCTTAAATTCTATATGAGTCAAATAAATGATCATCAAAAAAACTTATCCAAATTTTGTCTAAAAATGACATGGTATTATTTATTACGTCATTTTTATATTCTGATATTGATTTATTTTGTTTATACAATGATCTTAAATCTTTTTCTTCAAAATGAATATAATTTCTTTCATCCATTTGTGTATGGTCTAAAATTTTTTGAAATTTTATTAAATCTGTTTCATCATTAAATAATTCAGAAAGTTGTTTTAAGGTTTTAATTATATTTATAATTAGTAAATTATTTGGATCATGCTTAGGTTTAAATAATATTGGGTCAATTATAATACACTTATCAAAATCACATAAAACATATTCTCTATCTGTAGTAATTACATAATGGGACTAGAGGATTAGGAGTAATGATGTACAATAATCTGATATATAAAACAAATATTTTATATATCAGATATAAATAAATTGTAAAAGATAAATATTGTAAAGAAATATAAACTTTTTGGATACTAGTAGATAACCCATATATTTACCTAACATTAATAATCCTTTTGTAGATATATCATTAGATATAAGTTCTTTAAGTGGTTCTAACCATTCAGTTGTTGGAATAATATATTTTTTTGTATTAGAATCTCTCAAACAAACAATATTAGACAGCTTAAAGAAATCCGGAAATTTCAAGACATTTCAGGATTTCTGTAGAGATATTAAGTAAAATGTCTGGATTTGACCGGACTTTTCTTAACATAAATTATATATATTGAATAAGAATATAATTAATTATTTAGCTATTCTTATAGTATATCTAACAACAAGCTAAAAAATGACTTATATTAGAATAATGAATAATGATCTTAGTATATTATCATTTAATATATTAGCCGAAACATGGTTTAGTAATAATCATTATGATTTAGAAATTATACCAGATCTTAACAAATATTTCCCTATTTGTCATAGAAACAGATCATCTAATAGAATAAAAACAGTAAAGTCATATCTAAATACTTTGATAAAAGCCAATTCATATGATATTATTTGTTTACAGGAAACAGAAGATTTTTTTAATGAATACCTCATACGTACATACTCAGATCATTATCAGATATTTGCTGTTTATCATGATTATTCTTTTTGGTTAGATGAAATAGATAAAAATCTACCTTTTTATCCAAATGGTTTAACAACTATGATAAAAAAAACTAAATTTTCAACAATTAATCAAATCGATATTAAATTAGATATTGGCAATCATGGCATCTTATCAAAATGTATTGATTCAAATGGAAATAAATTTAATATTTTTAATCTACATTTAGATGATGAAGATGAATCGAATATTAATCAATATTTAAATTATAATAAATTAGGTAGAGGAAGATATGTGGAATTATCAAGTGTTATAAGATATTTGAATATGAACTATGCAGATTATAATTTAATAATAGGAGATTTAAATGATGGATTAAATGGTTATGCCACACACAAATTTTTAACAAATAATAAGTTTGTGGATTTATTTAAGATAACTGATAATTTATCTAATACATATCCATATATTTTAACAAAAAATGAAGATGAATATAAATCAATACCATATAAAATTATTGATAAAATTTTTATAAAAACTAAAAAAAAATTTGTTTGTTCGAAAACTACCATTTATAATAAATATAATAAAATTATTAATAATTTACTAAAAACTGGATCCGATCATTATGCTATTGATGCAATTATTCAATATTGATTTTATTTTATTAATATTATTTTATTTTATTTTATTATAAAACCAATAATGGTTGATAATACTGACATCTCAAATTTATATGATATTATAATTACTAAAGCTTCTATTTTAAATCCTAAATTTCAGGGTAGAGTTGAAGGTATATCAAAAGATATGATAGGTCTTGAACGTGTAGATAATACATCTGATTTAGAAAAAAAAATTTCATCCGCTACAAAAATTGTATTAGATACGAAGGCACCTTCAGATAATCCAACATTTACTGGTATACCTATTGCACCTACACCTAATGATGAATCAAATCCAAATCAAATAGCGACAACTGAATTTGTAAAAAAAGCAACAGAAAATTTAGCAGACATCGAGGAAAGATTAACAAATATACATTTTAATCCATTTAATTCTTCAACTATTATTGGTGGTAATTTAATTTCAAAAAATCTGACTACGGATACTCTCACTACTGCTAATTTAACAGCTACTAATTTAGTTTATTCAAATTTAATTATAGATGATTTAACAATTAACAAAAATATAGTTATCAAAGAGTATGATTCTTTTAAAGAATATTTAAATATAAATAATGTTGATAATGTACCCGATTTAGAAAAACCAATATCAGTTAATACACAAAATGCACTCGATCTAAAATTAGACAAAAGTATATACGAATCAAATTATGCAGATTTAATAACCGATATTAATCTTAAAGCAACCACTCTATCTCCTGCATTAACCGGTATTCCAACTGCTCCAACTGTTGATTCTAGTACTAGTACCGATCAATTAGCGACAACAAAATTTGTTCATAATTTAGCACAATCATTAAATACAAAAACTACTAATATTATTTATGATACTCAGACTAATATTACAAAAATCAAAGGTGACGTTATGATTAGTAATTTAATTATAACTGGTGATGATGATAATATATCATCGAATGTTGACGACGTTGGTATTATATCATCATTGACACAAATAGCAACTAAAATAAATAGTACATATAAATTAGATTTGAATCATGGGAATATGTTTTATATAGAATCAAATAATTTAACGAATAATTGTGGTATTAATATAATAAATCTACCGATTGACAGAATAAGTATAATAAATATAAAACTTTTCTTTAAAACTAAAGTTGATCGGACATTAAATTCATATTTAACTAAAGTCAATGCTATCAATAAAAATTCTATTTATGTCAAAGGAAGTTTAGATACATTTGAAAATATCACATGTACTGAAGTTAACTATAATCAAACATCTAACCTAACTGTTCAAACATTTATTATTATGTATGATCCTATATTAACAGATATATTTAATATTAAATCGGATGTTACATCGTATTAATGATTTATTAATGATTTATGATTTATTAGGATAAATATTAGGATAAATATTAGGATAAATAACAAGTTTTTATAAGAATATTATATTATAGTATTAACCATAATATGACATCAAACCATAATCAAAAAGATATAATGAAATTAGCGGCGAATGTATTTCAAGATAAACAACAATCATTATCAAATATGGAAAATTTTTCTAATTTAGCCAATTTGGCATATAATAAATCAATACAAACTGAAACAAATTATGAAAATTTATCAAATATCATGAAAAAAATAGCAGAAATGACAATTGCAAATGAAAATAATTTAACTAAATTTAATGAATTATTAGATGATACTAGAAATATTGCAATAGATGCAAAAAATATTTCATCTACTAATAATATAAATGGTTTAATTAATCAATCTAAATCAAGTCAATCTAACTCAAATCAATCTAACTCATCTGTGTCTATTACAACACAAGCTAGTTCTATACAATCCAACCAATATGCAAAAATATTTAGTGAAATAATTGAGGCGAAGAATATAGCAATAGAAGCAAAACAGTTAGTATCAGATCAGAAGAAAATGATAGATTTTAATTTAAAAAATATTGATACTAAATTTAATGCAAATTTAGATAAATTCAATAAACACATAACGAAAATTACATCTTCAGCTGAAAACTCTTCAAATATAGCAAATTCAACTTTAGATTCTTTAAACAATACATATACTAAATTTAATCAACAGATAGAAAATATGCCAAAAGTTATTAAACCAAAATTATATGGAGATTTTGATAAATTATTATCAAATCCTGATTTTAATGGTCTAATGTCTGAAAATTCATTATATTTAATAAATACGGATACTAGTTTAATAAAAATCGATGATAATTTAATTTTTAAAGCTAATACTAAATATTTAGTGTTAGAAACTAAGAAAATTATCGATATTATATCAAATTATGATCAGAAATCTATTATATTTTTTAATTATAATATTTTAGAAGAATCAATAAATTATATAACAGAGTTTGGATTATATATAATCCCAAAAAATAGTGATCTTGTAAAATTTTCACATATTTTTCAAATTAATAATTATATAGATAACAATGATAAAGTTTATTTTGTTTCAAATAAATTATTACATGATTCTTTTATTGAGATTAATAAACAAATTTATATGTGTGGTCCATTTTGTAATATTTCTAATTATGACATATATGAATCTGAGCAAGACGAAACTATTTTAGAAATATTTATCAAGGATGAAATTAATAATATACAGTTAGATGATAATTCTAACAAATATTTTTATATAAAACAAATTAAACAGGATGATAAATATTATTTGATGGCGAAACAGAGTATAAAACAAGATACATTTAATAATAGTTCATTAATTAAATTAATAGTATATTTGATAGATCAAAATAATATACCTTTTCCCAGATTATTTTATCTAAATATTAATCAATCAATAAGTTCATTTAATGAAATAATAAATATTGAGAATAATTCATTAAAAGTAATATTGTTAGAATATTATAATATTATTAAATCAAGATCATTAATATTTACAGATTTATATAATTTAATTCAGACAATATTACCTAATAATTGTCAAATAATAAAAATATTAGCAAAACAAAAACAGAATATAGAAAATAATAATATATATATTGATTCTGAACCACAAACAAAAGATAATATATTATCTTTTGTTCATAATATTAATAATTTAGTTCTTATACAAAAAAATATAATAAAAAATTCAACAATAGATGATTATTTTGATTTAATTGAAGCTATTAATAAATTAATAAATTGTACAAAAACATTATCACCAAAATATGTTTCTGATATAATTTTAAAATTATCTGAAAAATATTGTCTTTTGCTAAATTCAGTTATTAAAATAATTAATTCTTATTTATCTGAAACAAGATATGATTCTAAACAATACAATATTAATAAGTTTTCTGATTTTATTAAGACAATATTCCCTATTCTTTCAAATATTAAAGAAATCCAAATTAATTTAATAACTGAATTAAGTGTATTTGATGGTTTTTAATTTAATAATATTTCGTGAGTTATATCTAATGAAAATTGATGGCAATATTTATCTGGATACCTTATATTTTTCAGAGCTTAGCAAATAGTCCGCACAAGATACGATACCAGTAATAGAACAACCACCCATACCATGTTTTATATTAGTATCTGTATTCGTATCTGTATTCAGATCTGTATTCATCAGATCTGTTTTAGTTTCTACTGTTTCTGTCTTCAGTGTTTTAGTTTCTACTGTTTCTGTCTTCAGTGTTTTAGTTTCTACTGTTTCTGTCTTCAGTGTTTTAGTTTCTATTGTTTCTGTCTTTAGTGTTTTAGTTTCTATTGTTTCTGTCTTTAGTGTTTTCGTTGTCTTCGTGTCTAAGCTCATTATTAGTATCTGTTATTAAAGACGGATAATTAAATAGAATCATGAGACAAACTAAATTATTCAATTTTTTATATTATTCAATTTTTTTATATTATTAATATAAATAATATAGTAAAATGAGTACAGATTTATTAGATATAACAAGAAACGTTGATTCAAAATTTATATTTGAATATAATGGTAATGAGCCTAAAAATTATAATATTATTAGATTCTTCATCATAGCTGAAACAGTTGAATCATTTGATTGGAATATATTAAAAAAATGTTTATATTTAGAAACAATTATATTTAAAAATTCTAAAAATATACAATCAATTGAACTAAAAGATTATCCTATATTAAATACTGTTATATTTATTGGTAATCTAAATTTAAATAGTTTGAGTAGTTTAAATTTTAATGAATGTCCTAAATTAACAACTTTAGCATTCACTAGCTGCGAAACATATCCAAATCTACAGCAGATACCATCATCTATTAAGACTTTAGCATTCACTAGATGTAAAACATATCCAAATCTACAACAGAT